AATTTTTGGTCTATAGCTTTGATTGTTTCAGAATCTTCTACTTTTGACACTATTCCAGTAGGGCCTGTAATATATTTGGTATTCCATTCCTTTAAAGCTGGAGCAAGATCTTTAACATAAGTTTCTGGAACTTTTTCTTTAACATCTTGAATGGCATTTACTAAATTAGTAGAAATAGTATTTTCTTTTACTAATTGTTGATTTAATTTGTGATGTTTGAAATATACTGATGCCCCCCAAGCAAGAGCCGAAGCCAATAAAATGAAGAAAACGATATTAATCATCCAAGGTTGGATGAATGGGATAGCTACTGTAATTGCTCCCAATATAATAGCAGCCATAATTGTTTCTGATTTTAATAATGGTACAAATATAGCCAAAACCATAAAAATTAATGCTAAGCTACCAGTAGCATACATTATTAATCTTTTGAGTTTATCGATAGATGCTTGTTTAGCGGATGCGTCTTTTGCTTTTTGATCATCTAATGCTTGTTGACTTTTATTGAGAATGTCTTTCGTCGCTACGTCTTTAGCATTTTGGATATTATCTATTTGCGTTTGTGCATCTGTTTTAATTTTTGTTTCTGAATCTTGTAATGTTTTGATATTATCTTCTGCTTGTTTTTTCTGATCGGCAATTTGTTGCGCATCTGTCTTTAAAGTATCATATCTTTTTTGCAAATCAGACAATGAAGTATTCTTTTCATCTAATTCTTTTTTTGATAAATCTATTTGTTGTTGAATTGCTTCTGGTGAAGGTGATACGTGAAGATAATTGATTGCCGCGCCAACATGTTTATTAATAACTATATCGCTGCGATTAGGATTTAGAATTACACTAAAATCATAATTAGCACCAAACAATTCATCCATAGCCTTTTGCATTTGATCTAATTGTAAATCCAAATCAATTTTTTCTTGAGTTTTTATTTGGTCGGCAACTTGTTGAATTTTTGTATCGGCATCTTTTTTTACTTGATCGATCTGTGTATTCGCCGCTGTTATTTTTTCGTAACCTAATTTATTAAATGCCGTATCAGTTGATTGACACCCGGAAAATGCAAACGCGCATATGCATAAAAGGCATATTGATATAATTTTTTTCATGTTAAAATACTTCTATTGCTGAGGTACTATTAGTCAGTTGACTATACCCTACATTATTGACGAAAATGATATCGAAAAATCCAGCGCTTAATGGCGGTGGAATTGATATCACTATGGCGTTTTCGCTGTTTATTGCAAATGGTATTTGGAACCCATTAAAAGCGGGGAACTCAGCAGATAATGTAGGGAAGGTACTAAATTGATCCACCAATACATTAGATAGTGATGGATACGAATTATTATCACCACTTAGATATGCGCTTGAAATGCCTCTAATAAAAGATCCGTATACATTTAAATTATATTGTGTGCCATGATTAACAAAATATGGAAATGCAGTTACGATTTCTGGTTGTCCTGAAATCGTAAACATTTCTGTATTAGCAGGTGTGGCTTGTGAATCTAACCAAGTAATATTATTTTCAATACTTGATAAAGCACTAAAGGAAGCAAAAATATCTTGAATTAATCCTGATGGACCACCATCTTGTTTGAAAATCCAACCTTCTATAGTAAATGATGTATCTAATTCTACACGCGTTTGTTGATTATCTGTTATATCTACTGGATATGTTAAATTAAGACCACCATTCCATAATACTTTATTACGAATTTCGGCGCCTGCTAATCCCATACGTTCCCAACTTATAGCAATATACGGATCAGTATATGCAAACATATTGCTTATAATTTGATCCATATCGGTTTGAAATCTAGTTAAAATAGATACATTAATATTAATATTAATTGGTAATGGTTGTGGTATATGAGTCGGTTGACTGCCGAGTATAGTATCACTTCCATCTAATTTATTAAATACTCTATTTCGATCACGTTGGATGCCACTTATTATAAATGCAACTACAGGCAATTCAATTGCCTGCGCTTTATTGGTTAAATCATTTATAGCACGTTGTTTAGATGAGTAAAGGTATCTTACAGCGATTTGTTCTTTAGAAACTCGAGTAGTTTCATCGTAGCGATTTATGATAGCGCCATCCAAAGCGCTAACAAACATTTTTAATTGATCTTTGATTTCAAAGTAATATGGCTGACTCTTCATTGCTAATACTTAAACAATTTACTGAAATCGCTTTAAAAAGTATTTTGGCAATATATCACGATGTTTTTGAATAATATTAACTATACTAGCGTCTAATACGTATGTTGCACTATAATCATCTTTTGAACGTGTGCTACGTCCACATGCTTGCATAAAAACTGTAAGAGTTTTTCGCATATACCATTTCCGATTTATTTCCGCTAATTTTTTAATTCTTTTGGATCCTAGAGATGGATATGGTATTTTCATGATGATCTGCCAACGGGCGGCATCATCTTTTAAATCAACTCCAAAAGCCATAGAAGGCGATACTAAAATAGTAGAATCTTTACGAATTGCATGTTCGTTTAAAATATCTATATTGGTTGAACCATCTTCGCGATATAGAAAACGATTATTGCTAAAACGTTTTTTGAGTTCGCTTGTTATAACGTTGGTATGAGTATGTATAATACCCTTTTCATTTTTATGATGCTCAACAATAGGTTTTACCAGTTCAATGACTTTTGGTAAATTTTGTTTCATCGTATTATATGAAAGAGGGTATTTATCGCTACAATATATTGGAGATTTTTTAGGATCAAACGAAGATTCTACTTCGATGTATTTATAATCTTTAATACCCAAAGAATAAGCAAAATCTTTATGATCTACAATTGTAGCACTCATAAGAATAACATGATCTGCATATTGAAATAAGCTATAAGCCAAATAATCTACTTTTAATGGAACTGCTTGAATTGTTTTATCATCGAATTCCACTACATATTCCACATGGCTCCAATAGTTAACTACGGATTCTAATGCTCTACATAATTGTGAAACATATTTCAATTTAACAGTATCTTTATGAGAAGTATCTTTGCGATTAGAAAATTCACTAATCATTTCCTCATTTTTCATTTTCACTCTATCATATAAATCCGTAAACCAATCCTTTGCTTTACTCTCATCTTCTAATCTCGTATATTCTATTTTAACACCGTCTAAATGTTTGTATGTAATAGCCACAGAAAATGCTTTGACTAATTCGTCTTCGATTTCAGAAGCTTCGTCACAAATTATAATATTTCGTTTTTTAATATATCCGGGTAAACTAAAAAACATACTATAACTTAATACAGAAAATTTATTGACAAAAATATCATTACGTTTTTTGTAATAGGTACATCTATTTAAATTCCAACATTCTTTCTTGAGTTTTGGTGCTATTAAACAAGGCGCAAAATCTACAGTAAAATCAGGATCAACTTCACACTGATAATTAGATTGACCCTTTAATACTTGCGCATAATCAAAATCATGAAGATATTGATCTTGTAATGCTTTCGTTGTAGTTAATGCAAATAATCCACTTGGTGGTTCTTGAGAAATTTTATCTATATTATTTTGATTATATGCATCATAATTCAAAACCATCCTTTTATATTCTTTGGTGGGTTCATCTACAATTTCTGCTAGAGCGGCGCTTATATGCCCCTTTCCTACACCAGTAGGTGCTTCGATAATGATAAATTTATTCTTATCACGTATATGATTTAATACTAAATCAATACAATTTGTTTGTTCGGGTCTCGGGGTTTTATTTTTGGGGAAAATATCCGCACAAGATTTGCCTGTTAAATCTATCATACTAACATTATAACGTTATTACCAATTATTTCAACGCATTTAGCGTCGGAAGTAATTGGATTTGTTGAGGTTTATAATCATCAGCAATATGCTTTTTCATGCATTTGCAAATATTATAAATTCCTCTATTACTATCTATGTAATCATATCCTCTACCGTAGCAATGACCGCATGAAGGCAGGGGTTTACTTTTTAATGGAATTTGGCCATCATCAAGATTTTTAACTTCTTGATCTTCAACTTCGTAAACTATTCCCGAAAATAAACTATAAAAAATCTTACTCATAACTTAATTCTGCGATCGTGTTATAAAATTTTGCTTTTCTGCGTTTGAACATGCTTTGTAATAAAAATAATAAATTATAGTTTTTTTCTGCTAGTGTTTCGAAACGATAATCTAATGTGATTATATTACTATCATGTTTAAAAATATCAAATGGATATGGTATATCAATGTTTATCATTTCATTGTCCTTTAAAATAGTTAGATATATACGAAATCCGTCTACTTTGAATAATAATAATTTACCGTCAATAAATGGTTTACCACTTACTTTAATGTTTATATTTTTTTGAAAACAATCTCTAAAATATTCATTTAAACGCTCGTTTAGAAGTATCATATTAACAAAACTTACGGCGCATCGTAATATTATCACCCCTAGTTCTGCATAAAGGACAACTTTTCAGCAGTTGTCATTCTGGCAAGTTTTTCATTAAAGTAGTTCCAAAAATTATCTGGTGGGTTAGTAGGTATTATGGAGATCACATCTACCGCATCCACTGGTATCATTCTGAAGTCCTGCATGAATATATCCCAAACACATAAAAGGTTATAAGCAGTTGGATTATAAGCAGGATATTGTGTGGGTCTTCTATAATTCAATGCAACTTTGCCTGATACACTCAACAAAAGTTTGAGATCATTTGTACAAAGCATGCGTCTGAACATACTAGTGCCGGGTGTACGTCTTCTAAAACGCACCTCTGCTACATGACCTTGTAGCAAATTGGACAATCCACCTAATGATAACTTCACTTATATACTTAACTAGAAGTCGGCTTTACCACACCAAATATACGTTCCTCATTTAGGAAAATGGCATTCTTCAAACCATTTATATTCTTTGCTTGAATGCCTTTATCGTTAGGGAACATAATAAATTCCCCCGGTTTAATAGTTGCATTGGGTCCCGCGAGAATAACTTTACCGATACGCCAAACATTTTTTGTCATATCGGTAGGTAAAATAATGCCACCCCTTTGAACGTCTTCACCATTTGCCGAAGTATCAGCGTATTGAACTAATAAAACATCATCTAAGACAGAAGTTATTTCCCATCCTGCTAAATTAATATTAGAATCTCTATATTTTTCTATTTGTTGTAATCCACCCACTCTATTGTGGCGGAGATCTTCTGTCATGCGGCCTTCAGCTTCTTTTACTTGGTCCATAAGTTATTTTGTATTTTTTAGAATATTTTTTAGATGAGTAATATCAATATTGAACTCTTCTATATACGACTTAACTTCCCTTGTCGAAATTTCAAGGTTTTGCGCTAAAGATTTATAAATTAAACTATTATCATCTGCTTTCTTATCTTTAACCGCTTTTTTGATATATTCAGTTTTACTAAATTTATTTTTTGGTAAAATACAAAGACAAAATTTATACCAATCATGTTTATTTGTTAATACTCTCCAATAAACATTTGCAGTGGAATTAATTACTACTGCATTTTGTGGTGTAGACATAGAAATCCATCTATTAATCATATATGGACTGATTTCTGCCTCAGATTCCATCGTCTGAAATTGATCCCCTCTTTTAAAAAAGAGGATATCTGATAAAACATTAAACATATTATTTAGTTGTTTTTACTGTTAACAACTCATTAATCTTATCATGTAATTCGTTTCTATCAACTTTTTTTAGATTATTAGGCGAAATAATCACCATTGGTATATTTATTAAATTTCTATTTTCGTGTATAGTATTAATAATTTCGAATCCTTCATAAACAGGAAGAACCAAGTCTATAAAAATTAGTTTAGGTGTATTTAATTTTAAATATTCTACAGCTTTCTGGCCATTAGATACTATCGTTATATCCCAACCTTTAAAATATTCAAATATTTTAAAGGTATTAGGATCATCATCCACAACTAAGATTTGATCCGTCTTGGATATGATATGTCTATTGACGATTAATTCAACTTCTGAACTTTTTAATGGTTTTTGAAGATAATAATATAACCATGATCTTGCCTTTACTGCTTCTTCCAGTTTAGATTCAAGTTCTCTAATTCTTGACAAGTATGATTCGACT